AAAACATTTTCTGGTGCTGATACTTCATATGGATCAGTTTCGATGTTATCACCGAATCCCTCTTCTGCGAATACATGTTCAACGACATTGTCGTTTACAACTATTGCATATCTCCATGATCTTACACCAAAACCTAAGTTTGCTTTCTTTACACTTGCACCTACAAGTTCTGTAAATTCACCATTACCATCTGGTAGTGGTCTCACATTCTGTACACCCTGTGTTTCGAACCATGAGTTCATAACAAATGAATCGTTTACAGATAAACAGTACACCTCTTCAACACCTTTCTCTTGAAACTTTGAAAACATTGTTTCATATCCTGGTAGTTGAAATGATGAACATGTTGGCGTGAATGCACCCGGTAGTGCAAAGATTACTACTCTCTTACCAGCAAACTGTTCAGTAGTGTTTAGAAGAACAAAGTCTCCATCAACTCTAACTGGCATGTTTACTTCTGGTAAATTTTCACCTACGTTTATCATAATAAAATCTCCTAATTAATTAAGATACTCCTATTATAATACAAACAGGAGTATCTGTAAATAGGGTTTTATTTAATTTTGATTGTCTGAGGTTTCTCAGATTCAGGAATCTCTCTCTCAAGAGATACAACTAACAACCCATTAACTACTGATGCAGATTTAACTTTAACATGTTCACCAAGTGTCCATGATCTTTTGAAACTTCTCTCTGAAATTCCTTTATGTACAAAGTCTAGTTCTTGACGTGTAGTATTATCACCAGTAACAGTTAGTATTGAATCTTTATATTCAATATTGAGTTCTTCTTTGTTGAACCCTGCAACTGCAAGTTCAATGAGATATGTATCTTCTGAAGATTTAATCACATTGTATGGTGGAAAGTTGTCGTTGATATTAGATATCCTCTCCATGTCTGAAAAGAGTTTATCGAATCCTATTGTGAACGGTCTGAATTGACCAAATGTATCTATTGCTGTCATTTGTTTCTCCTATTTAATAGCAAGTTGTTTCTAATCCCCTTATGGGCAATTAGGGCGTATGATCTGATCTGCTGGTATCTCTCTATTAAATTACTTCAATTTCAAGTCAGCAAATCAGTTCATACTAAAACTTATCGATTTTGTGTGGTACTATGAGTAGTAGGATTTCTTCACTTACGATCTGATCTCCCTTACTCGGTGAACCTATCTGCCGATAAGGCGAACTTCAATAGTAGGTTTTCTTCACTTACGATCTGATTACCCTTATATCAGTTCTAGTGCTTTCAAAAGAGTTATCTAACCGAGCACTTTTGAAGATTGTTGCTACCAATAAATTGGTTTGTTATCAACCCGTGCTCTTTTGAAGAAAGAATTATCTTTTTTCAGCATTTGTATTTATATATTATATATGTTCAACCACCAATTTTTCAAGGGGTTTTTTGAAAATAATTCAATTATTTTTGAACGTTCACCATTTTGATTACTTTATTAAGTCTACCACACTTCATCAATGAGTGAAATTTGTCTGCGTAGTAGGCAGACAATGATGCTAATCTATGCATTTTTATCTCCTATAATGTACTGCAACTATCCGTAACTGCTCTTCGATTTCTCTACTTCGTCTTGTTACATAAATGTTGCATTCGTAACAGTATTGTTACAAATGTATTTATACATTATATCATGAGAATACTATATTTGCTAGACCTTTTTTGTTTCTTCGAACTAACTCGTTCTTAATCTTTTGTCGTAGTTTAGGGACTACAGGTTTGTTGTATGCATCTAATAGAGTTTTGATTGACTGACACTTCATGTATTCATGAACTATAGTAACCTTCTTAGTTGATCTATCTATTTGCTTAGATGTTTTTCCGTATTTCACTGGCATAATCTCTCCATAATTAAGTACTAGTATTTAGTGCTATCTTCTTTCGCATTCCTTTTCTGCGCCATGCCATACATTGTAGTTATTACCTACAACTAATGCCATTAGAAAATTTATATTATCTATAGTTTTTGGTTCTAGAGTCTGTCGTTGTATATCAGATTCAATTGCAGGCAAGAGAACAAGTGTTTTAACAAGAAACATTTGTGGTACTGATGGTCGTTCACCAACAATTGGATTCATTTCATAAACACAATTGTATTTAAGTCCACGATAAGTTGTATAGATATCTGCAAGTTGTAGTGTGGTAAATGTAATCCACTGCTTATTTGAGATTGGTTCAGATAGTGTAAATTGTAACTTGTTCTTCTTTTCCTTTGACTTTAATATCATCGACTCTAGTAAATAGTCCTTCTTGACAGAGTCCAGCAGTTCTTTGCGATAACAACACTCGTACCCCATTATAATTGCGTGTTTGTCCTTCGAGTCTAGCACCCAAGTTGACGGCATCTCCAATGACGGAATAGTCAAATCTAAGTTCTGATCCCATGTTTCCGACAATACATTCCCCTGTACTGATGCCGATACCAACATCAATCCTAGGAAGGCCTTGTTCTTGATATTCTTTAATAAGTTCATCTGCTTTCTCTGATATTTCTTTTGATGCATCGACTGCCTTCTGAGCATGATCTTCACAATCCAAGGGAGCATTCCAAAATGCCATTATACAATCGCCCATATACTTGTCAATAGTACCACCATGACTTAGTATAATCTTTGTCATAGTATCTAGATATTTATTAATAAGTAAGACTAGACCCTCTGGATCATTTTTGTTTTTATAATGTTCAGATACAGGTGTAAATCCACAGATGTCCATGAATAAGAAAGTCATCTCTTTTCTATCCCCACCTAACTTGAGTTTGCTAGGGTCTTTTTGTAATTCCTCAACCATGTCTGGAGATAAATACATCTTGAACTGTTTCTTAATTTGTTCTTTGAGTTGATATGTAATATAGTATTTGTTGAAAGAAGCATGTCCAAAAACTACTACGGAGGATATCGATGACCAGAAAGTATCGAAAAGAACGTAATCATAAGTCCAGATCCAGAATCCACCACCCAACTGAAGTCCAACAATACCTAGACTCACTATCGCCGAAACAGTTGTGGGAAGCATGTAAACCGCTCCCAATATTCCTAGCAAAACTGTCAAGAGAAGAACAACTTCGAGAAATTCAAGATAGTAGGATTGTTGTATTCGAACTTCTTGCAGAACGGTTTGGATTAGGTTTGCTTGAACTTCATGAGGATATAATACACCCACTGGGGTTGAAATTGGATTATTCAATCCCTCAGCAGTTAAACCCCATACTAAAACCTTGTTTGTAAGATTAGCAGTTTCAAGATCACTTGCTGATACTCTATCAAACTCGTTCCAATAACTGATCATTACATCACTTGTTGGAGTAGTCTCGATTGGTGGTGCTTTACCCATTCTAATCCATTCTATTCCAACTTCTGGTGTAACTTTAGTATTGTAATTGGGCATATCGTATAATGCTCTGAGTGTCTCTAGAGCAAGAGATGGATATATAACATCGTTTGCTTTTACGATAAGTGGTGCTGATCTAATTGTTCCATCAAAGTTTGCTGTACCCATTTGAGAAGGTGTAGCAACTGTAACACCGACACCATAAGTATTGTTACGCAGAACTTCGACCGGTGAAGCAATACCATCATATGACCAAATAGAATCTTCTATCTGTCCACCACCAAATGTTGTAGTTTTAACGAAAGGTGCGGCCCCAGTACCTTTTTGATTAGTTGGTTGAGATGATAAGACGGACAATCTATTGATTAGTCCTAACGCAAAGTCATCGTCTTGTTGGAAACGATCCGGTTCTGTAAACCCAATTGCAAATACATGAGTTAAACTTGGATCAGTATTTAATAATATTTTCCCGTAAATCCCACGAGGCCAAGGGAACTGACCATATTTTTCTAAGGACATTTCATCTATGTCCACTAGAACAATATCTTCTACTTTTTGAATCTCTTGTTGTTGATGTAAGAAGTCAAACCATGAACATGATATGTTCTCTATAAAATATGGATTCCATATCTTAAGTCCTAAACATAAACTAATTGTAACTAAAACTGTTTTCCAATTATACATAGATGTCTATAATCATGCCCTTTCTCCACTCTAGTAGTCTATACTTTCGATATCTATTTTGTGGTAACATTCATTAGTTGCCCTGTGTAACTGTAACTGAGCAACCACCAACTGTCATGCAGGTCTGTGTAAGATTATATGATTGTGCTGTAGCACCTTGTTGAGTGAGGTTGAGTGTAGTCAAATAATTTCCTTGAAGACGAATGTAAGCACCATGTGTACCTGTACCATTCTGTAATAAGTTTACTTCTGAATTATTTGTACTGCCATAATAATATACTCTTGCGTATTTACCACCGAGTCCATCTTGATCGATGTTTGTCTCTGTATAACTTGCGTGTATATCTAGGTACGTTTCGTGTGTACCATCTTGTTCTACATTGACTTCATTATAATTACCCAAGACGTGGGCACCATATGTTGAACTGCCGTCTTGATCTATATTGATTGTATTGTTTGTTCCGTCAACATCACCGCCCCATGATTCTCCAGATCCCCACCAAGGGACCCATGAAATTGTATTGCCATTACCTTTCTGAGTGAGATTGAATGTGTTGTTTCCGTGATCAGTGGTGAATCTAATAAGATTTCCATATCCTATTTGCTCAATATTAAGAGTTAAGTTATCACCACCATTGACTTGTTCTACGTGAACGTGATTGTCATCGGCAAAAGTGAGGGCACTTATTAAAATAAATGCCCCTATAATAAATGTTCTTTTTAAAAAATCCATACTAATAATAGTGTAAGTAGAGCACCTTCTAAAAAAGATATGAGCATTGCTTGATACTCAGTTATCTGTAGGCGTTCTAACCATTTATACGTCAAATCTTCATGCCATTCTAAAAATCTTGTTAAATAATGCATAAAATTTCCTCCGTGTTATATTTAGTTAGATTGATTGATCACAATCTCAATTGCTTTGTCTCCACTACCAAATTCTATTATTCCTTGGTAACTGTCGACATTTGTTTCTAAAGTACCAGAGTTGCCACTTGCTATGATAATTTCTATGAGACCATTCACATCTCTAAAGAATATTAGGTCATTGTCTCTCACAAAAACATTATACTGAGAGTCTTTATTAAAACCAAAGGCCGCTCCGATCAAATCTATATTTCCTATTGCACCAGATCCTGATTGTACATCTCTGAGACTTATTGTAGTTCTCTCTAGTTCTGGTACTACGTCTAAGAGATCAGTCAAGAAATCAACATCAAGAAAGTCTATGTCCAACTCTGAGAAAGATAAGTCCTCTGTAGTGTCTGCTAATGCATCACCTTCGAGTTCATTAAATTCTAAGAAGTCTACATCTAGAATACCTTGATCTTGATCTTGATCATCTCTGTAATCATCTTCTAATTGTTGTTTTACTTCAGGTGGTGGATTAACAATAAACATATTATCAATCATGCTTGGTGTAATATTATTAATTGTTAATGCTGTAGTTGGTGCAGTATCTAATGTCGCAACTACAGTTGCTTGATATGGTTGATTGAGTGTAACTTCACCACCTAAATTTGAAACTACTATTTCACCACTCGATTCTCCTGTCTCTTCATCTGGGAGTAAGATCACTAATGATCTTCCGATCTCATCTACGGTTGTAGTAAAATCTGTACCCTTAATTGATATCTGAGCAGTTGGTGTTGAAACGTTTACGTTTGCTTTGTTGATTCTATTTCCTAATCCAGATGTAAATCTTGCTGTACCCTGTACCATTTTAATGGACATTTTGGATAAGTTTGGATCGGGATCATAATATGCTTCATCGATATAAGCATATGTGTGTTCAGTCATATCTAAAACTTCATTGTCTAAGAAGACAATCTTCATTCTACCATTGACTGTTTGTGCTTCATCTTTTAGAACAATCGATGTCCCTATAGGATTTTCTAATTGTTCTCTGTCTCTGGTGATGAAACCATTACCAGATTGTTCTACAATATCACCAATGGGATTGCTTAACACAATCCCACTGATTAACAAAGTACTAAGAGTCGTTAGCAGAATCTTTTTGATTGATCTGAATGACTGCATTTTCACTATCGACATTAAGGTTTATTATCGCATTGGGTGTTGCACAGGCATTTGATGCACCTGATACACACGTTCCTGATAACTGATTGATATCTACGTCAGCACCTGAACCATCTAAAACCATAGTTAAAGATTGTTCTCCATCGTTCTGCAATGTATTGATATTGTTTGTAGAACCATCTATATCTAGGTTCCAAACAATGTTATCTGATTCCCAATCAATGTCAAAGACATTACTTGAAGAACCTGATTGCAATACTAAGTCTGCATTTAGGAATTCTGCTGAAGCAGTAGCACCTTGATCTATATCAAAGGTGTTTGAATCACCAGTAATGACAAAGTTCATATCACCTGAGTCAGATGATCCACTAGAACCTACACTCCAGTCAAACTCGTTAGAGTCGCCTGTTACATTTAGGATTACATCATACGTATCTGCTATGAAGGGTCCATACAATAAGTTTTGATTACCGATTAGATCGATATTAAAATCTAGTGTTGTACCAGTAAGTGTCATAGATGATAATGTTCCGCCTGAGGCATCATTTCCACCTATTTTGTTACCAAATCCTACCTGATCAATGTAAAGTTTCAAAGTGTCCCCGACTTGGGTTATTTTTACTTCGTTATCATCAGTGGCCGCCGCGAAAACAAATGTTGTCGACATTAATAATACTAAAGATAGTATTTTATTCATTTTCGTTTTCTCCTAGAGGGTGTTTATCATTCTTCCCATCACTTCCGTGTGGGTGTCTATGATCTCCCTCGATAACCCAGAAACCTCTATCGTGTCCCTGGTAGATTAATTCAAGAACGGCCGCTTCAATTGCCGTTCTCGTAGCATAAGTCACGGATTCATTATTACCAATTCCATCTTCGTATTCTACTAACTGAGTTCCTTGTTCGATGAATCTAAAAATATCTCCACCTGATCCGTAACTCAGAATCGTCTTACGAGTCTGAACGTTTAACAAAACTTCACCTGTGAGAACTGAAACTGCTCTCATAGAAACTGTAACTGCATCTTGCCTGTACTGTTTCGTATATCCAATTCCAAGTGTTCGTGCGCCTCGTCCACCTGTCATCAAATTGGAATCATAACCAATTACACCACCTTCTATTATTATGCCAGCAAACAAAAGTGGTTGTACGTCTTCGACTTCTTCGCCCGTAGAACGAGCATAGTCTTGACGTGCTGATCTTATAATTTGTCTCTCTCTAACTAATGCATCTATACCATTTCTTTCGACAACTCGAAACCATGTTCCTTTTCCTGCTGTCTTTAATGCATCGATAACCATTTCTACACCACCTTGCGTTACTGCTGTAGAAAAAGATGCTATGTTATCAACTGATTTTCTTTGTCCTGTTTTGTCTATAAAATTATATACTGCAACGACTGGTCGTTCTTTTGCTGGTGGTAAATTTAATAGATCGATATATGATGGAAGTTTAACAACTTCTGGACCTTCAACACATATGTATTTTCTTGTTACTGATTTTGCTATACCAGTTACAACGTCTCTGCTCCAACCCTCTTCAAATCTGCCTGTTTCATAAGCACAGTCCGCTGGATTGTCTGACCATTTCGGCACTGATGCACACCCTGTGAGGACAATCATTGTTGCTAAGAGGACTGATCTGAGCATTATCCGCCTCCGTCAGAACCACCTGTATCAGGGTCTTGACCAAAGTTACCAGTACCAACTGGGATTTCTAATACTGTTTCAGTTCCATCTTCTGATACAACTGTCAATCTGATAAACTCGGCACCAGATTCATCTGTTATTACTTCCCATGTAATTATATTTCCTTCTAAAGCAAATGATCCAAACCCTGCAGGGTTATCATTTGCAAACATTGATTCTACTAATTGCTTGGCAAACTGTGCATAGATTCTTGATTCTAAGTTTCTAATAAATTTTGCTAGGGTTGTATTTTCCGCCTCTCGTTCTGCGGCCTTTCGTGCGGATTCGAGAGCATCTTCAATTTGTTTTTTACGAGAGAACTCTTGGTTCTCAATAGTAAGATAGTGAGCACCTGTTCCTATGCCACTAAATGATGGATTCTTAAATCCAAATTTGATCTCATCTGCCATGATGGGCAGTGATAATATTATGCTAAGACTTATTATTCTTTTCACGTTTTCTATTCCTTCTTATTTCTAATACCGTATTCAACTTTTGCTGAAGACGAATCTGATCTTGATCAAGCATTCGCATCTGATCGATCAGTTTGATAAGTGTTGTTCTCTGCTTATCAATCTTGGGTTCTAATTCTTCAGTAACATATTGCCAAATGAAGTATATAAAGTAACCCATACCTAATGCCATAACAACAGGAAATCCAAAATCGTTTACAATCTTAACTAATTCTTCGACCATTAATCTCTCCGAGCATCAATTGAACCATCTTCAATAAAGTTCTCACTTCTTGCTACTCTTTCTAGGTCTGGTTGAAGTTCGAGTGCTTGAGATATTAGTAAATCGATTTTAATAATTTCATTATTCATTACTCTGGCCCTGTCTTCCAACATTGATACCATACCAGTTAATGTTTTCACGTCATCTGCTACACCTTCTAAAATGTAACGTAGTGTTAGGAAGATGAAAAATGCCATTACTATCGAACCAGCAATTGGTACACCCACTTCTTCAATTAATAATAACAAATCTTCCATGCAATTATTTATATAAATTGTGAACTAGTTCACATAAAAAAAGGGACTCTTTCGAGTCCCCTAACAATTGTTTATAGTTAAACTATTATAATTGTGTGTGAATGTCGTTTATCACTGATGCTTTAGTACCAGATCTTTTGATCTTAAGTCCTTTTTTATCAGCATATTCAACTAACTGCACTTTAGTAAGTTTCTTAAGTTCTGCTTTAGAAACTATACCATTCTTGTTGGCATCTGCCACGGGAGCAGATACTGGTGCAGGTGTAGAAACAGTTGTACTAACTGAATCTGTATCACTTTTATTACCAAAGAAAGCATAGGCAACTACTGCCAATACAATCAATCCTATAATATATTCCATAATTTACTCCTATTCGAATATTAGTACGACTAGTATATCACAAATGTTACTTATTTAAAAGAGGGTTTTTATCTTTTGCTTTACCTATTGCTAATGCAAAGACTTCTAACCACACATATACTTTTGCCCAAAGTTTATCATCTTTTGGGGTCGGTGTTAATGATACTATCACCGAGCATATTGATATAACTATTGGAACTATCATAAAGAGGTTCCATATTCCCATAACAAAGTCTATTATTCCTGAAAACATATTTGTTTCCTCCTGACTATTATTTAGTTGTTAGAGTTGCCGATTGAGTATTTTGTAGTGAGTTTCCAGTTGCTTTTATCTTTAAAAGATACTATCTTTATCTGTGATAATGGTGCTCTGGGTTCTACTACTTGTTGTGGATTTAATACTTCGACTAAGTTCCATTGTCTTAAAAGATCGACAATAGAGTTTCTACGTCCAATATCTGACTCATCTATGTTAGCAGTTTTGCCATCTAATTGGAATAGTTCTTTGAAGTGCACAATATAGTATTTGCCTTTTTTGTGCAGTATATGACATGATTGAAAGAGTTCTTGTTCTTTTCTACTGGCAACGCCAATACGTGTAAGAGTTTCTCTTATCTTTAGGAAATCGTCTTTTTCTTGAAATTTTATTTCTACTAGATTATTTACTAGTGTCTGTTCGTCCATTGTTTGTGCCACCAAAATTCATACTTTCTTTCAATTCACGGTAATGCTTATCATCTATTAACTCAAGATACTCTTTTGCTCTTTGAGTCGATACACCGTAAAAGGATTTAATTGTATCTAATTTCTTACTTTCGTAAGGTTTTTGCCATTTTGAAAATCGCCTTCTTTTTCTAAGAGTATTTATCAAAAATGAATACTGAAGACGATTATCCAACTGGTGGTTACAGTTCATCTCGTTAATAAGATAGACTGAGTCTTGGTGGTAGGACAATGCCCTATTGGTGAGGAATGGTTGATATGCCTTTTCTTCAACTGCATCAACCATAATATCGACTTTGTCATGACTGACATTCTTAACAAAGTCAAATGGATTTCTTTTACTCAAGTCTTTCGCCTGAGTCTGTAAGATGTTTCTGAACCTCATGAATGAGTTCTTCTCCAGTCTTACCTTTGACTAACACATATACAGTGCCGTCTGCTCTCGTTCTCTCGATTCTGCCATCCATATAATTGATATCGATAACACCACCGAGGTCATGATCTTTTAATGATTCTTCTGTTTCGTAAAACATAGAAGTAAGTTTGTGGGAATGAATCTGCAATACATCATTTGCCTTTTCTTCTGCTAATAAAATTAATCTTTGTTTTTCAACTGCCGAATCATATTGTCCCATCATCATTTCTCCTTTGTGAATCTAAAAATAGTTTGTCTGCTTGTCTCTGAAATGATTTTTCTATTTGTCTATCAAACCAGTTACGAAACCATTGTCTGAGTTTACCCATTATTTGAATTTACACTCCGACATAATCTCTGTTAAACAAGCAACAAAATTAATTTCTGAATCCATTGCGAATGCAGACTTGTATTGATAGTCTGCAATAATCAAAACACTTGCTGGTATAGATGCTGGTTCTAACTTAGTTTCAAGTGCATTAAATATTTTTCTGAATAAGGTATTGAAGTCTTGATCTGAATTTTGACCAACCCACTTTCGCATACCTTTCCAATCTTTTTCTGCAATCATATTTATTAGTGGTGTTAGTTTCTCTTCGGACAACGTTGCTAGAAGTCCACTATCAATTACGCCACTAGCACCATATCTTTGTACTTCATTCAGACATCTTCTGAAGTCTGGAAAGAACTTTAAGATTAGTTCAACTAATACTTTCTGATCATATGTAATACCCTCATCATCACAGATCAACATGAGTCTTGCTAGAAATACTGATGCAAGTCTTTGCTTCTCATCTGGTGTGATGTTAAAATCTATAACAGTACATCTAGAGTGAAGTGCTGGTATGATTCTGTTTTTATAATTACATGTAAAGATGAATCTACAATTTGAAGAGAACTCTTCTATAAAGTTTCTCAATGCAGGTTGTACTGAGTCGGCATTAATATAATCTGCTTCGTCTAGAATTACAACTTTAGGACCACCAGATAGTGATACTGTAGATGCAAAGTTTTTGATTTTAGTTCTGAGTGTATCGATCAAACGACCCTCATCTGAACCATTGATAACGATGAAGTCTGCACCAAGTTCATTACATACTGCTTTTGCTATTGTTGTTTTACCAACACCTGCTGAACCAGATAATAATAGATTTGGTATTTCACCGTTAGATACAAATTCTTGAAATGACTTCTTGATATTTGCTGGTAAGATTGTGTCCTCAATTGTTTGAGGACGATATTTTTCTACGTATAAAAAATTATTTGTATTCATAATAAGAGATCAAACCCCTCCGAATGATCGCCTTGAACCCCAGGATTTCTGATGAGATGTTCAAGTCCCATGGTCGATGCGGAGACTGGCACATCAATCACACTATAAGAAATATATATGTCTTTAGACAT